CTACGCCTTCGTGCGACCGAGCGCAGACAGGCGGCCCCCGAAGTACCACCAGCGATACGCGAGGTCGAACCCGAGGGACGCGGCGAAAGCGCCGCAGGCAGCCCCATCCCAGAGGGAGCCGAAGCGCAGCACCTGTCGGAGGCCTTGGGATGTGAGCGGGTTGGCTCCGATGGCGTCGCACATGCCGGTGGTGCTCGTCGCGTTCAGGCCCGTGGGGATGATGACGCCGTTGGACAGGGTGAAGTCCTCGGCGTAGCGCCATGAGTCGTTCGTGGTCTTGTCGCGTGCGGTGAATTCGCCGATCTTGGTGTAGTTCGCCGTCGAGGTCTTGGATGCCTTGGTGATGTCGAACACGCGGTAGAGTTCGATGCGGCCGAGGTTGTCGTTGTCCTTGACGGCGTTGGCGATGAGGTCGGCGTCGCTTTCGTAGATGCCGTTGAACAGTTCGATGCCCTGTAGGCGGATGGGCTGGTGGTTTGCGGCGAACGCGGCGGATGGGCGGCCGTCGGTGCCGAGCAGTTTGTCGGTGGCCCCGGTCTTCCACGGCATGCTGCTGACGAAGCATGCGGTGGTCGTGGTGATGGGGGTTCCGTCGAGGTTGAGGGCGGTGTTGCTGGCGTCGATGGCGGTCTTGCTCAGGATGGTGCGCGCCCGGGCGGCGCTGTAGTTGCCGGCGTTGTTGCGTTCCTTGTCGGTGCCGACATTGACGGTGCTGCCGATGTCGAAGCCGCTGGCGGCGCTGGTGGCGATGATGACGCGCTTGACGCCGGTTTCGGCATTGGTGACGGCGGTCTGCGCCCTGCACTGCCAGCAGCCGCCGAGCACGTCCGAGTTTTTGGTGGCGTATTTGAGCATGAGCATGAGCTGGACATAGAAGGTGTCGCCTTGGCAGCGGCCGGCGTATCCCTTGCCCTTCTTGAGCGCGTAGTCGATGGCCCGGTTCTGCGAGCCGAACTCGCGGTCAATCTCGACGCCGCTGACGGACAGCGGCCGCAGGCTTGAGTCGAGCGAGGCGGCGTATTTGGCGAACAGCAGGCAGGGGCGTTTCGAGCCGTCTGGCAACAGCACGCCGGGCAATGGTGTGTAGCCGTCGTATTGGGTGTCGCTGTAGAGGAATTCATTGTGGGTGCTCGTGGCTTCGAGCTTGTAGTAGCCGGGGCATGTCATGACGTACACGTCGCCGTTGGTGCCGTCGCGTCTGAAGCGGGTGTCGATGCCGTCGATGGCGGTGACGTGGGGCACGCCGTCGTCGCCGATGGTGGCGTTGACGTCCCACACGCGGAAGGCAGGCAGCGCGGCGTAGTCGTCGCGGCCGGCCTTGTCGTTGGTGCTGATCTCGATGGTCAGGTTGGCGTTGTCTCGGGTCTTCACGCCCGTTGGCGTGTTGCTGTACGTGTATTTGGGGAATTTCACGCCGTATATCTTGCCGTCCGTGTGGGCGGTGAAGTAGGCGGCGATGTTGCCGTATTCGCCCTTGGTGGAGTCGTAGGAGAATCGCACGCCTTGGGCGGCGTTCTTGTGGACCTTGGCGATGAGCTGGGCGGTGTCGGCGAGGGTCATGACCTTCTGCGCGTTCGCCATGATGGCTCCTTCCTGTTTATCGGTTGATGATGTCGAGCGCCCAGTCGATGTCGGACTGGGTGAGCGGCGGGATCGTTTCGGCGTCGGACAATGCCGGCGCGATCACGCTGTCGTACTGGGTGTCTATGTCGGATTGGGTCGCGAAGACCACGCCGGCGGCCGCGCTGGCGGCGATCTTGGCCTTGCAGTCGTCGGAGAGCTGCCGGTATTCGATCACGCTGGTGCGTGCCGCGTCTGCGGCGTCCTTGGCTTCGCCGGCCGCGCTGACGGCCTTGTTGATGGCCGTGGTCGCGTCGTCTATGAGCTTGTCGAGCACACCCATCTGATCCTGCGCGTCGGGCGCGGTCGCGTCGAACACGGCTCGTTCGACGATGCCGTGGAAGTTGCGCGAACAAGTCTTCGTGCCGTTGACGCTGACCTCGATGCCCATGAGGATCGCGCCGGCGCGCTGCAACGCCTTGCGCGGCACGGCGACGCGGTACGTGGCCGTGGTGGTGCCGAACACTGCTGGCATGCTCACGCGGTCGCCCAGCCCGCTGCCGGGCGCGGTGTTGTAGGCGAGCGCGCAGGTGATTCCGTCGGTGCTGGTGATGGGGGTGCCGTTGTCGGTGAGTTCGACGGTGATGGTGCGGCCGTTGTTGTCGCCGGCGTTGAGGCGGATGTCTGCGATGTATCCGTTGGCGAGGTCGAGTTGGATGGGTTCGCCTGTGGCTTCGCGGAAGCTGTCAAGCGTTGCCATTGCCGTCGTCCTTGTTTTCGAGCTGGCTGCGGAGTTCGGCTATCTGCGCGTCCTTGATGTCGCACATGGCGGCGAGTGTGGCGATCTGCCGGTTCGCGTCGGCGAGTTGTTCGGAAAGCTTCTGCGATACGAGTCGGTCGAAGCTGACGTACTGCTGGTCATCGTTCATTTTTCTACTACCTTTCATCTGGTTATTGGTTGCGGCATGAGGCTTGCGTAGAAGCTTTCCTCGGCGTTGTCGATGGCATTGGCAACCGTCTTGTCCGAGAGCAGGTCGGAAAGCGCCTGTGCGTCAACGCAGGACGTGTCTATGCCGGTTCCGGCGTCTGAGTCTTCGAGGGCGTAGGCGGACGCCGATTGCGACTGTTTTGGGATGGTTGGTAGGTGCATGCCTTTTCTGGTGTCGTTGCGGGCTACAGTCAGCGGATCGTTCTGGACGGTTCCGTCATCGGCGAGCATTGACAGGTCCGCCGCACTGTCGTTCAGCGCCGCTTCGAGCGCTTCATAGGCCTCCGTCCAGACCCCCCTGCCGGTTGACGGATCGTATCGCGTCGTGTCCTCGACGCCTTGCATTATCGCGGCGACCGCTTCGGCTGTGGATCCAAGTCCGAGCAGTGCCGTCCAGGATGCAATGGTTCCTGGGGAGAACACGAATTGCTGGTATCCGTTGACGGGTTCGTCGCAGTTGACGATGATGTTCCCGTCGCTCATTGTCATGGTTTGTCTCATGTTTGGCTTTCCTTATTTGACGAGCCATCCGAAGGTGTCGCAATACATGTCGACCGTACATGGGTTCCGGTCGGCGTTGTACATTAGGATGTCCCATCCGGATTGTCCTCCGGTGTTTTTGACGTGCATGATGATGCCGCCCCATTCTCCGTCAGCGTTTGCGACGGCGTAGTATCTGCCGTATTTTGCCGGCGACGACGCGGTGAAGTGCACGGTCGCGACCGCGCCGACCGAGATCGCCCCGCCGTTCGGCATCCATGCCTTCCATGCCCTGGATCCATCGAGAGTATGACGGTTCGCATAGCCTCCGAGGAAGCCCCCTAGGTAGAGGTATCCGGTGTTGATGTCCGCCTTCACCCCGACGGCGCCGTTTGGATCCCATGCCGCAAGTTCCGAATACGTGTCCATCGCGTTTGTGTCTGGAGAGGCCGAAGACACCAGTCGTGCGCCGGAGCTTTTCGCGTCATTTGACGACAGGCTGTAGTCGCGCATGACGAGTGCCTGGAAGACACCTCGCATCTTGGCGTTGTCGGTTTTCGTGCTGCCGACTCGTACGAAGGCGCCTGGATCTGTGTTCGCGCGACGACCGCCGTTGAAGGTGAGCGTCGAGATCTCGCCCACCTCGGAATTCGTGGACTCGGCAGCGATGTATGGCTGCTGCGCCGCATCTGTCGCGTGGATGAACGAGATGCCGGCGCCGGTGATGTCGGCGGATCCTCCGATCGGCTTCTGTTTGAATTTCGGGCTCATCCACAGGCGAGATCCGGACGTGCCAGTCTGGAAGGTTCCTGTGAGCGTGTTATGGCCTCCGCTGCCGTCGAGATGAACCGTTTCGACTCCGTTCGCGTCGCTCATGCTGAAGATTCCGGAGTCGAGGTTCCAGTAGCTTCTCGCGCCGCTGATGATGCCGCTTCGCAGGTAGGTGGCGTTGACGTACAGCAGTCCTCCGCTCATGTACAGGCCCTGCAGCTGGCCGTTGTTCGTGAGCTTGTTGAAGATGTACTGTTGCGTGAGCGCCTTCTCGAACGTGTTCACATGGCTCGTGGCCGTGTTGTCGGCATACGATTTGGCGGCTTCGAGCGTGCTGGTGTCGCCGGCCGCTGCCGCCTTCTTCGCCGCCTCGAGGGCCGCGTTCGCCTTGTTCGTCGCGTCCGTGGAAGCGGCTTTCTTGGCGTTGGCTTCCGCGCTGTTCGCCTTCTTGGTAGCATCGGCCGCGGCCGCTGATTGCGCGGCGTTGGCCTTGCTTGTGGCGTCGGCCTTCGCGGACGCGAGCGTGTTCGAGCCGATGCCGTCGGCGTATTTCTTGGCCGCCGCCTCGGCTTCGGAGGTGAGCCGCTGTGCCGCCGTGGTGGTGGCGAGGTCGCTCGCCTTGTTGCCGGCAATGGTACTGGTTCCGGCCAGTCGGAATTCGCCGGTGGTCATGTCCCAGTACTGCAGGCCCTTCTTGTCGGTCAGGATGCCCGCCTTGACGAGGTTCGCGTCCAGGACGCCGGACTTGACGTAGGACGCGTTGGCATACAGGTTGCCGTTCTGCATGAACAGGCCTTGGATCTTGCCGTAGTTCGTGAGCCGGTCGAACACGCTCTTCTGCCCAAGGGACTCGTCCAAGGCGTCCACGTACGCCTGCGCCGCCTTCTTGGCGGCTTCGAGGGCCGCGTTCGCCTTGTTCGTCGCGTCCGTGGAAGCGGACGCGAGCGCGTTCTTTCGGGCCTCTTCGGCTTTCGCCTGCGCGTAGTCCTTGGCAGCGGCGAGGTTGTCGAGGTCGGTCTGGTCGGACTCACGCTTCATCTGGTCGGCGTACTTCTTCGCCTCGGCGAGCGCTGCCGACGATGAGTCTCCGGCGATCGCGTCAACCGTTTTTCCTCCGACCGTCGTTCGTGCGGAGAGTTTGAAGTCGCCGGTGTCGAGGTTCCAGCTGTTGTAGCCTGCGGCGTCGGAGAGCAGGCCGGTGTAGATCGCGTCGGCGAAGAGGCCCTTGCCGTTCGCGAGGCTGCGCCAGTTCCAGTCGCCGTTCGCGTTCTTCGAGCTTGCGCACCGCCAGTATCCGCCGCCGATCTGGATGACCTGCGTGGGGTGCTGGTCGATCGGCTTGTCGTACACGTAGATGCCTTGGCCGGGTTTGAGGTACGTGTATCCGCCGGTGGCGTTCATGATCTGGTTGATCCGGTCGATGAGGTCCTTCATGTACGGGCCGGTGCCGCCGGCGGCGCTGTTCCATGCGCCGGAGTTGGAGACGAGTTTGTCGAGCGCCTGCTGTTGGGCGGCGAGGCGCTGCGTGTAGGATTGCCGGATATTGCCGAGGGTGATCTTGGTGTCGGCGAGGCTGCCGGCCAGGTCTTCCTCGATCTGGAGGATGCGGCCTTCGAGGCGCAATGGTGCGGCGAAGCTGGTGTCGATTATCTGCACGCTGTCGCCGACGTCCGCGCCTTCCGGGTCGTAGCCGGCTTGTCCGAGGGCGGTCACGTCGGCCGTGTAGGAGACGACGGGCGTGGCGCGGGTCTTGAGCGCCGCTTTGGTGAGGTTTAGGAGTTCCTGGGGGTCTTCACAATCGGGGAAGTCCACGCTTGCCTCGCTGTGGTGTCTGGTGCCGTCGGGGCCGGGTATGCCCCAGTTGGCGAGCGCTTGGTCGTCTTGGACGTAGGGTTTGCCGTTGTTGACGTCGGCGAAGCTGATTTTGCGGCCGTATCCGCCGGTGGCCTCGCCTTCCTCGTTGGTTTGTTCGATGCCTTTGCCCCACCCGTAGAGGCGGGTGATGACGTCGCCGCTGTCGATGTCGCGTTTGATTTGGGTGAGGTCCTTGCCGTATTCGAAGCGTTTCGTGGTGTTGGCGGAGCCTCGGTGTTCGACGAGGTGGATGATGCGCCGGCCGATCCGGTTGCCGGTCGGGTCGGGCTGGACTTCGGTCTGGACTTCGAGCCCGTAGGTGTCGGCGGTCTTCTGGATGGCTTCGAGGACGGTGCAGTGGTAGAAGCTGAGGTCGGCCGTGCCGGTGAGGGTGCCGGTCTCGACGGTGCCGACCGCCCACCGGGTGCCTTCCAATGCCTTGGCGAGGCAGGCTTTGGCGTTCGCGTTGCGGTTGCGTTTGTCCTCGATATAGGTGCGCGAGAGTTCCGCGATGCTGCCGGCGCAGTAGGCGACGGTGACGGGCATGCCTGCGGCGCGGGCGGTCTGGGTGGACTGGCACAGGTATTCCGCCCAACGGTTCAACGAGTCCTTGAACACGATGCGTTCGTCCTTGTTGATCTCGCCGATGGTGGTGATGTCGAGGGTGTCGGTGCCGTCGGTGGCTCTCGTGCGGATAGCCTTGATGACGTAGGGCAGGTCGCCGAGCGGGTTGCCCCAGCGGTCGAAGATCATGTATCGCATGAGTGTGCTCCTAGATGAGCGTGAGTGGCCTGTACGCGAGACTGGCGGCGGTGGCTCCGGTGAGGGTGAGCGTGTTCAGGCCGGGCAATAGGGGGAAGTAGTCGGATTCGAGTGTGGGTGTCATGAGGTTGCCGTTGACGCGCAGCTCCCGGTGGTCGGGGTCGGTGTCGATGGAGATGCGTCCGGTGATGGCGGTGGTGGACGTGACGGCGAGTTTGTGGCCGTGCGCGTCCTTGATGCTGACGGTCTTGGCGTCGGCGGCGGGGGTGAGCGTCCATGTGGGCCAGCATGGCCGGTTGCCTTTGACGTGGATCGTGTTCGCGTCCGTTTTGAGCGCGATGGATCGGCTGCGGCCGATCAGGTAGGGGTGGGCGTCGATCTCGGCTTGCACGAGGGTGGCGATCTGGTGGTCGCCGGCCCATTTGTCTTCCCACGCGCCGAGGCTCATGCGGCCTTGGTATTCGCCGGGCAGGCTGCGCCATGAGAGTGAGACTATGGTGCCGGCTAGGGCGGCGAGCCGGGTTTTGGCGGCGAGGATGTCGTCTTCGCCGCCGATGGCGTACAGGCTGAGCGTGATGGCGCGGTCGCCCATGTACGCTGCCCCGGTCGGGTCGGTGAGGGTCAGGTCGAGCCGGCCGTCGCGGCCGGGCATGTCCTGCATGCTCAAGGTCGATTTGGCGGCGTCGATGGTCACGCCGTCGGAGGATAGGGACAGCATCATGCGTTCCAGCGGGACGCCGTTGAGCGTGGGGTCTTCGACATGCGGCAGGCGCATGCGTCGCTGGTAGAGCATGATGCTGTCCTCTCTGGTTTTAACGGCCTCTCATGGCGAGGTAGTTGAGTTCGTAGCTCATGGGTTTGGCGAGCTTGCCGGCCATGACCTCGCCGCCTCGGTCGGACAGGTTGAGCGTGATGCCGCTGCTGAGCGCCTGATCGATGGCGTCGATGATGTCCTGTTTGGTCGCGTATTCGCCTTGGCTGCTGTCGATCGTGTAGGCCATCCGGCCGCCCGTGATGCGGGTCTGGTAGGCGTATGGGGTTTCGAGCATGCTGGTGTCGGTCTTCAGGCTCACGGTGGGGATCATGTCGGTCAGACCGTCGATGCTGTCCTCGACGAGGCCGCTGGCCTTGTCGATGCCCTGGGCCATGCCGGCGGGTATCCATTTGCCGACCTCGTCGCGGAAGATGCGTGACGGGCTGTGGATGCCGAGCACGCTCTTGGCCCAGCCGACGAGGCTGCTGCCGAGGTTGCTGATCGTGTTCCTGACCCACTGGAACGCGCCGCCGATGCCGTTGATGAGGCCTTGGATGACCTGACGGCCCGTGTCGTACAGCCATCGGCCCGCGCCGCTGACCGCGCCGAGCACGGTGTCGCGGATGCGGCCGACCGTGTTCGACACGGATTGGATGCCGTTGGACACGGCCGACGTGATCCCGTGCCAGATGTTCGACAGGTACGAGCTGACCGAGTTCCATACGCTCGTCCACACGCTCTGGATCGCGTTGAGGACGGTGCCGATCGTGGTCCTGATGCCGTTGATGATCGGCATGAAGAACGCGACGATCTTGTTCCACACGTCGGTGAAGAACGTGCTGATGGCGGTCCATACGGTGGTCCAGACGGCCTTGATTCCGTCGAGGATGTTCGACAGGAACGCTTTGATGCCGTCCCATGTGGTCGTGAAGAAGTCCTTGATCGCGTCCCATGCGCCCTGCCAGTCTCCCTTGAGGAAGCTGAGGAACACGGCGATGACGGTGCGGATCGCGTTCACCGCGGTCGAGATGTAGCCGCTGATGAGCGTGAAGATCGTGGAGACGACGTTGTAGATCGCCGTCCAGATGGTGCTCCACACGGTGTTCGTGCTGTTCATCTGCTGGGTGATGAACGAGAGTATCCAGCCGAACACGGTGTTGATGCCGTTCTGGATCGCCTGCAAGGGTGCGACGATGAGCGCGCCGATGACGGTGAACACGTTGACGATGAAGTCTCGTATCCCGGTGAAGATCGTCGTGGCGGTCGTGCTGATGCCGGTCCACACGCCGGACAGGAACGTGGTGATCGACGTCCATGCGCCGGTGACGCCGCCGCTGATCGTCTGCCATAGGCCCGTGAAGAAGCCGGCGATGCCGTCCCATGCGGATTGCACGGTACCTGTGATCGTGGCCCATAGGTTGGCGAGGAATTCGCCGAGCCCGTTCCATAGGTCTTGCGCGGTGGCGACGATCGTGTTCCACGTGTCCGTGAGCCATGAGGTGAACGCGGCCCATGCCTTGCGGCCGACCTCGGTCTGGGTGAAGAACCAGACGAGCGCGGCCACGACGGCCGCGATGGCGACGGCGATAGCGCCAATGGGGTTTGCCGCTATGACGGCGTTGAACGCGCCCTGCACGGCGGTCGCCATTTTGGTGGCGGCGCTCCACGCGGTCTGAGCCGTCTTGACGAGGCTGAGGCTGGAGCCCATTTGTTTGAGCATTTGAATCGGGCCGCCCAAGTCCATCATGAGCATGATGCCGTTGCTGATGCCCTTGGCGGCGGTCGTCACCGTGTTCATGGTTCCGGTGAGCGCCTGTAGACCGCTGTTGAGCGCCTGATAGCCCTTGACTGCGGCGAACGCGGTGCCGATGCCGATGATGATGGGCGCGAGTTCCTTGCCGTGCTGGATGAACCAGTTGAGCGTGTCGGCGACGAGTTTGATGCCGTCGGCGAGACCTTCGGGAGGGATCATGTGCACCCAGTCGATGACCATGTTGACGACGCCCATGATCGCGTCCCTGATGGTGTCCCACGCGGATTTGAACGCGGCGATCGCGCCGTTTTCCTCCAGTTTGGAGTAGAGGCGCTGGAACCAGCCGATGAGCCCTTCGATGCCTGCCTGGACGACGGGCACGGCGTTGGTGACGCCGTCGGCGATCCAGCTCATGCCGCCGGTGATGGCGGGTTTGACGCTGTCGAGCACGCTCGCGCCGAGCTTGACGAACGCGGCTTCGAGGTTGCCGGTGGCTCCCTCGATGGTGCTGGCGGATGTGGCGGCTTCCACGGCGGCGTCGGTGAAGCCGAGCGACATGATCGCGTCGTTGAATTCCTGCGCGGTGATCTGCCCGTCGGCCATCGCGTCGCGGAAGTTGCCGGTGTAGGCTCCGGCCTCCTTGAGTGCCTGTTGGATCTTGCCGCTCGCGCCGGGGATCGCGTCCGAGAGCTGGTTCCAGTTCTCGGTCGTGAGTTTTCCCTGGCCGGCGGTCTGCGTCAGCACCATCGCCACGGACTTGAAGGTGTCGGCGGAGCCGCCGGCGACGGCGTTGAGGTTGCCTGCGGCTTCGGCGAGCTTGTCGTAGTTGGGCACGCCGTTGGCGGCGAGCTGGGCGGTGGTGTTGCGGATGTCGTTGAGGTCGTAGACGGTCTTGTCGGCGTAGTCCTGCGTGCTGGCGGTGAGTCGTTTGATCTGCTGTTCGCTGACGCCGGCGAAGTTCAGGGTGCTGGCGAACTTCTGGGCGCTGTCGGATGCGCTGGTGATCTCGCCGGACAGGCCCATGAACGCTTCGATGGCCTTGCCCGCGACGCTTTGCGCGATGCCGGTGATGACGCCGAGTTTCGCGCCGAAGCCGCCGGCGAAGCCGTTGCCGGCTTTGATGCCGGCGGTGTTGCCGGCGGTTTCCGATGCGCTGCCGAACGCCGATTCGATGGCCTTGCCGACGCCCTTCATGCTGGGCACGATCTGTACGAACGCGGTGGCGATCTCGATTGCCATGCTATGCCTCCCTGATGGTGGTGCGCGGTGCGGCCAGGTATGCGGCTAGTTGTTCGTCGTCCATCGCCATGACCTCGCCGCCCGTGGCTTCATGCCGGACGGTGCCGGGGCGTTGGAGTTGTCCGCGCCAGCGCGCGCCCTTGCGTGAGGCTTCCTTGGTTTTCGTCCAGGCGAGGAACGCAAGGCTGTCGCGGATGTCGGCGAGGAGGTAGGTTTGGTCGTCCCATGCGAGGCGCGGGTTGATTTTCTGCCAGATGATGGACTGGCGGGGGAGGTTGGCGGCCAGTGCGGCCGCCCGGTTGGCGGGCAGTTCGCCAGTCCATATGAGGTCGGTGTTAAGCCCATAGAAACGCTGGAAGTCCGCTTCGAGCGCGTCGGGTGCCGTGGCGAGCATTCCTATGAGCGTCAGGAGTTTGGGGCGACCTGTTCGAGGAGCTGGGCGATGAATTCGCTGACCTTGTCGATGCTCACGCGCCCGGTGTCGGGGTCGCGCAATGCGTCCTTCATGGCCGTGTACTGGGGGCCGCAGAGCTTCTTGAGGAAGGGGACGATGGCGAACGCGCCGGCACCGTTGCCGGACTGGGCGGTTTGGAGGTCGTAGAGGTATTCGACCATGTCGAGGTCGTCGAAGATCGCGGGGCTGACGGCGAGGGTGACGCCCATGGCCTCGACGGTCTTGGGCTGGTTTTTCGGGGTTTTGTGGTCCTGCGGCTGCTTGGCTGCCATATGCGTGTCCTTTCAGAGGGGTGCGCCCGCCGGACGGCGGGCGCGGGGTGGGATCACTTGCTGAGCGAGGCGGTGGCGACGTTGGCGATGTATTCGACGCTGGTGGCTCCGTTGATGAGGTCGCTCGGGTTGGCGCTCATGGTCACGCCGTAGCCGATGGCGTCGCCGGCGCTGTAGGTGGTGTCGTCGAATTCGGTGATGGTGCCGTCGGCGACGACGATGCGCTTGACTCGGTTGCCGGTCATGGCGATCTCGAACACGAGCACGAGGCTTTCGCCGGACGGGATGGCGTGGTAGACGGTGAGCTTGTCTGCGGTGCCGGTGACGTTCGCGGTGCCGAAGCGCAGTTTGAGGCTGGCTTCGTTGGTTTCGATCATGTTGAACTGCCATGTCTCGCCGTAGCCGCTGATCTCGGACAGCACCTTGATGCCGCCCATCTCGTTGATGTCGGTGGTGTCGGTGTCGGTGGCGTTGGTGACGCCGTCCTCCGACAGGTAGCCGACGCAGGTGTATGTTGCCGGCAGGGCTGTGGTGGCGTCGGTCGGCAGGGCGGTTCCTGCGGGCGCGTAGTAGAGGCAGCCGGTCTTCTTGGGCTTGCCGAGGCTGACGTTTTTCTTGTTGTTGTGGTTGGTTTCGGCCATGATGGTGCCTTTCGGATGGGGCGGCGTCGTCTTATTGGGTGGCGGCGTCGAGGCTTATGGTGATCTGGTATCGGGGCTGGGGCGGCGGGCCGGGGTCGGGGAAGTCGATGACGCTTTCCACGGTGACGGCGGCGATGGGGTCGAGCAGGTCGAGGTCGAGCAGTCGGGGCAGCACTTGGCCCGTGGCGAGCTGGGCGGCTTGCCATCGGGTTTCGGCCCAGACCTGCACGGCGATGGTGGGGCGGCTGCTGTATTCGAGTTCCCGGCCGCCTACCCGTTCGATGGTCACGAACCGTTGGGGCCGGTCTGCGGGCACTTCGAGGTAGGCGGTCAGGCCGTCGCCGTCGGGGTCGGCGTCGATCCAGTCCTTGACTGTTTTTTCGAGGTTGAGTCTCATTGCTGTTTCACCGACTTGAGCAGCGTGTTGTGTTTCGCGTTGTCCTCCATCGCCTTCACGTTGCCTTCGGAGCCGTGCCCGGTCGTGGCGAGCGCGACGCTGCCTTTGGGGGTGCTGACATGGGTTGCGGCCTCGTAGGTCGCGCCTTCGACCTGTGCCATGCTGTTGGCACGGGCGGCGATGAGCGCGGCCTGTTGGTCGATGGTCTGCTGGATGGGTGCGGATTGGCGTACCGCACGGAAGCCGGCGAGGTTGAGTTTGACCTTTGCCATGCGTTGCTCTCCTAGCCTCTGGTGTCGGCGAGTTCGACGGTGAGGTTCCAGCGGGTCGGGGTCATGCCGCCCGTGTAGGGGCGGGGGTCTCCGATCACGGTGTATTCGACGCCGTCGATTCTCGCCTTGGCCCCGCGCAGGCTCCGGTAGGGCCATGCGCGGGGCATGTGGATGGTTTTGGCGGTGCGGATGCCGTCGGGGCGGATGGGGTCGGTGGAGTTCGACTGGCTGCCGTCCTGTATGAGCACGTCGTCCACCTGTTCCTCGCGGGTGTTCCAGATGATTCCGCCGCCGGGGTCCTCGCCGGCTTTGACGCGGTGGATGAGGGTGATGGTCTCGCCTCTCATGCCGCGCCTCCGGCCATGTCGTAGGACCATGCCTCGCCGTCGCCGCCCAAGGCTTCCTTCTCGCTCGTGGTGAGGTAGAGGTCGCCGGCGGGGTTGGCGTAGCTCAGGCTTTCGCTGTAGCTGCCGGCCGTCTGGGTGGATTGGGTGACGCCCGACATGTCGGGGCCGGCCTGCATGGCTCGTTTGACGGCCATGCAGGCGATGCGCTTCAACGTGGCGGGCTTGGCGGCGGGCCAGCGCGGGCAGGTGGTGCGGATCAGGTCGGATGCGTCCGCGAGCAGCGCTTCGGCGCGGTTGTATTCCTCGCCGGTGAGCGCGTGCCATCGGGCTTCGAGGTCGCCGACCTGCGCGAACGGCTTCTCGTCGTCCGTTTCGTCCTCTCCCCCGCCGGCCTGCGTCACGGTTGTGCCGTCGGACAGGTTGAGCGGGGTGCTGGGGTATCCGTCCATGCGGGGTCTCCTTAGGCGAGCAGGCCGGCGGCCTTGAGCTTGGTCAGCGTGGAGTTGACCTTCGCGACGATGGCCGCCGAGTCGGCGGATGCGGCGAGCTGCGCTTCGGCCGCCTGCTGGAGCACGCCGCCGCGCGCGCCGGCGGTCGGCGCGGGCGGCGTGAACGTAGACGGCTTGCCGGCGATGGCCGACCATGCGATGGTGGCGACGCCTTCCGCGAACGGGGTGCCGTCGGGCTTTACCAGACGCACGGGAATGGACAGGCCGGTCTCGTCGGCCTCGTCGTGTTCCTGTACTACGAGCGTCTGGGTGAGGGGCGCGGCCATCACTTGGCCGCCCTGCCGGTGCTCGTCGGCTTCTTGAGCACGGCGATGCCCTTGGGGTCGAGGATCGCGTAGCTGTACATGGCCTCGGTGCGGTAGGCGATCTGGTTGACGCCCTTGAGGTCCTTGCCGGTGTTGTCGGGGTCGCCGTATTCGATGATCTCGCTCCAGATGTCGCGCACCATGCCCCACTTGATGAGGCGGAAGTCGCCGAGGAAGGCGAGGATGCCGGTCGCAGGGGTGATGAGGCGGCCGTTGACCGTGCCGGACGTGGCGGCGGGGATGCCGTCGAGGTTGCCGACCTGGAGGTTGATCGGGATTTCCGGGTAGAAGCGCTGGCCGGTGGAGGGAACGCGAATCTTGCGCAGCTCGTTCGCCATGGTCTTGGACAGGGCGATGCCGTTGATGTCGTACTCGTCGCTGACGGCCTCGGCGAGGCTGTCGATGTCGGCGACGCGATCGTCGGTGGCCGGCACGCCGACCGCTGTTTTGGCGAGCGCGTTGAAGCCTTCGAGGGTCGTCTTCTTCTTGGGGTCGAAGGCGTGGTAGACGACGTAGTCGAGGACGCGGCCCATCGCGGCGGCCTGGTCTGCCTGAATCTTGCTGATGATCTCCAGTTTGGCGTCGTCGTCGGCCCACTGGAGCTCGTTGCTGAGGCGGGTGGTGGTCTGCACCTTGAAGCGCTTGCCGACGACCGGGGTGAGGGTTTCCTCGTAGCTGGACTTCTGCGCGCCTTCGGCGACGACCTCGGCTTCGGAATTGCCGGTGAAGACCATGTAGTCCTTGTCGAGGAAGAGCTGGGGTTCGCTCGGGGACAGTGCGGCGATGGTGCTGGTGTCCTTGGCGCGCTTGGTGATGACGGTGGCTACTTCCTTGGGGAGCAGCACCTTGCTGGTGTCGAGTGCCATGATGATGGTTTCCTTTCAGATGAGGGGTGAGGAGGTGTTGGCCGGTTAGAGGCCGAGGTTGCGCAGGTAGTTGACCATGCTCTCGTTCGGGCCTTTGCCGGACGGCTGGCGGTCCGCGCCGTGCACGGCCGGGGCCTTGGGTTTGGGGTTGAGCAGCTCGTGGATGCGCTTGGCGTGCGATTGCATGGCTTCGAGGCTGTCGCCTTCGATCACGTCGGCGGGTACGCCGGTCTCGGCCGACGCCTGCGCCTTCCACTCGGCCCGCTGCTTGGCGGTTTCGTAGGAGGCGACCTTGTCTTCGAGTTCCTTGACGTGTTTGGCGGCCTTTTCCTGTTCGGTCATGCTCGCTTCCTTGAGCTTTTCCAGCTCGTCGGCGGCGGCCTTGTTGGCCTTCGCTTTCTTTTCCCAGTCGCGCGAGTGTCCGAGGGCTTCCTTGTATTTGGCTTCCCAGTCGATCGGTTCGCCGACATCCTCGGATTCGGAAGACGCGGCTGGCTGGTCGGCCCCGCCGGAAGCCATGCCGCCTTCCGGCGGGGCCGCGACGAATCGGACGTGACGGGGTGTGTGGTTGAGGAACATGGTTGTTCTCCTTGTGGTTGAGCCCTTTCCGGGCATTGAAAAAGCCACCCGTGCGGGTGGCTGAAAACTTGGATGCCCGTCTTCGGGCATTGAAAAAGCCACCCGGCGAGGGTGGCTTGAATGGGCCGGAGCTATGTCGGCTGGGCCAGTTCTTTGTCGAGGGCCGAGGCGTATTCGTCCTTGTCTTCATCTTCGAGCAGTCCGAAGGCGTCGAGCAGGGGTTCTTGCGGCACGGTTACGTGGTTTTCGAGGATCGCGGCGATGAGCCAGCTCAGGGCGTAGTACTGTTCGCCGGCGGCTAGGCCGTAATCCAGTTCCTCGGCTTCCTCAAGGACGTCGCAGTATGGCCTCAGCCGCCGGTATGCGGCTTCGCATTGCGAATCTGTTGCCATAGCTTCTCCTTTTGCTGCGGCACGACTGGGTGTGCCGTGTGGACGGTGAATCGACCGCCGGTGTTTCTGGTTTTCTGGAGCCACACGCGGACGATCTCGTCTTCCACTATCTTATACAGGGTTTGACGTTCCCTGCCAGCCGGTATGACGAGGTCGGGAGCCACGACGGTCTCCTCTACAGCCCACTTGATTTTCTTCTCGTCCCATTCCTTCGGAAAATGGGTCTTGCCGGGTACTGTCGCGTCGGGACCGTGGTTCTCGAAGACATGATCCCATGTTTTCGCCCGTGGCTGGATGACCTCGGCGGGCCATTCGGCCGATAGTTCGAACACCCCAGAGGTGAGCTCGTCGGGAAACATGTGGTTCATGGTCTTCATTACGGCATTGGTTTCCGAAGTGCCAGCTCGTGATTTCGCGGCCTTGTACATGCGCTTGAACTTGTCGGGGTCGTAGCCTTCGAGTTTGGTCTCTCCCCATGAGGGGACGATCTTGCAGTCGCAGTCGTGGTGGTATCTGTTCCATTTGCCGGCGGTGTCCTCGCTGGCATAGACGAAGCCTCGGGATGCGAGCATGGCGCAGAACGCGCAGGTCTTTCCTTGGGGGACTCGCGCGTATTTGGGGCGGGTGGGGTCGTTTTGGGCGGTGAAGCGTCCGGTGAGGCGTGCGGTCTCGTTGATGATGTCCTTGGCGAGGCGCGCCCAGTCGTCTTCGGTGTAGCCTTGCGTGTTGACGGCCCAGAGGTGATCCATGGTCAGGCCGGCTTTGCTTCGTCCGTTGATGACGTCGGTGAATTTCGCGCCGACGTGCATGGTGTTGTTGTAGCCGCCGACGATCTGCCAGAAGGCGCGGTCTGAGCTGACCTGCGCCTCCTTGTAATCAGGCATGGTGATGCCGGCGGCTTCGGCCCATGCGGCTCGCACGTTCCTGTAGTAGTCCTGTGCGATGAGGTTGGCCTTGCGCGCGTAGTCTTCCAGTTGTAGGCGGGCTTGGCCGGTGGGATCATCGCCGAAGTAGAGGCTGTTGGGCACCATCGTCTTGGCCTCGATGATGAGGTCGGACAGTTCGTCCTGGTAGTCGTCCCACAGGTCGTTGAGGTGGCTGTTGAACGCTTTACGCTGCGCCGGGCTGAGGTTGCTCGGCGGCAGGCTGTTGCTGTCCATTCTCGGCCTCCGTTCCGGTGGCGGTCTGATCGGCGGCGTGCAGGCGGGCGCGTAGCGTGTCCACGGCCGCTTCGGTGCGTTTCTGCTTCTCGTAGGCCCGGTGGGCTTTGATCTCGTCCAATGTCAGGCCGGCGCGGGTGAGTCCCACGTCGCTGTCGGCGAAGTCGGGGTTGGTGGATGCGACCTTCTGGTACCAGTCTGCGCGGGCGGCGTCGCTGGTTTCCTTGACCGGTGCCCAGATGGGGCGCAGTTCGCGCAATGCGTCGGGGTCTGCGCCCTGATAGGCCAGTGCGATGCTCATGGCTTCCTTCAACGCGCGGCCGAAGCGTTTGTTTTGCCGGTCGGCGGTGCGGGACAGTTTGCGTTCGGCTTCGGCCATGGCTTCGGCGCTGGCGGGGTTGTCCATGGTGATGCCGAGGTCGTTGACGGGGATGTCGGTTTCGGAGCTGACCATGAGGGCGATGGTGCGCAGCATGTCGGCGTGCGGGGTCATGGATGCCTGCTGGAGCTGCTGCATGGTGGGCTTGTCGCCGTTCTTGTTGGCGGGCATGCCGTTCATGACGCTCACGATGCTGCTCCATGTGTCGTCGGTGAACTTCTTCGACGCTCCGATGAACCACACGCGGGGGGCTGCATAGAATTCGGCGGTGGCCTCCATGCGCACCATGGTTCGCAGGCCGAAGTCGGTCAGGTTCATGAGCGTGCGGGTGATGCGGCTGTTGCCCAGCGGATGGTAGGACTGGGCGTCGTTGACGAGGGGCACGACGCTTGGCCGGTCGAGGTGGGTTTCGATCGTCCGCGCCGTCCACTGGCCTTCGCTGTCGTCGATTTCGTAGACCTTGCCGGGCAGCCATGCGGTGAACGCGGTGATGCGCCCGGTTCTGTCGTCCTTGTCGGTGATGGTCAAGGCCGAGCCGAGGCGACGGCGCCGGCGGTCCCAGATGCCCGCGCTCCAGTCGGCCGAGCGGGGCAGCATGAGGATGCGGCCGGGTTCGTCGGGGTCTTCGTACACGGTGATGAAGCTGCATCCGTGGATGTAGGCGCTGGTGATCGCCTCGGAGACGTCGGTGTCCCATGCGTTGTCGTCCACGAGTTCGTCCACCTGCGCCTGCAGCGGGTCGGGCGCGTCGAAGCCCTCGAACACGTTGAGGTCGGCGAGCGCTCGGACTGCTTTGTTGGGCCATCCGATCATCGGTTTGGCGAGGGCGCGCATTTCTTTGGGGATGCTGTAGGCGACGCCGTTGTATCGGTATCGGGCTTGGTAGTATTCGGCTCTCAGCATGTTGCGTGCGTAGTGGTCGCGCCATGTTGTGAGGAGTTTTTGGATGGTGGGCATGTCGTCGTCTTCGACGCCTTTGATGCGGGTGATGTTGGCGGATTGGACGGCGAGGTAGGCGTCTTGTGTGGCTGGGTTGGTGATGGCGAGGCCGTTGTGGTCGGTGGCGGGCATTAGAACCATGTCTCCGTTTCTTGGGTGGGGTCTCTTCTGGTGGTCATGGCCCCGTGGAGGGCGAGGGTGACGGCGTTGAGTGGGCTGATGTCGGTGTCGTCGTCGGGTCGGTTCCATCCGAAGAGGCCGTTTTTGCCGATGGGGCGTGTGGTGGCTTTGTTGGCGGCTTGCCAGAGTGGTTGTTGGCCGTCTTCGGGCAGGTGGGTGAGGGTGCCGTCTCTGAGCATGTCCTGGAGGCGGCCGCAGGCGCGGCCCATGTCGGTGGCGGCGGTGACGGTGACGGTGACGCCGGCCTGGGCGAGGTCGGGCAGGAGCGCGGTGGCGGGGCTTTGCCCGTCGATGACGAGCGCGGCGGTTTGTTCCCAGACCTTGTCGATGAGGTTGACGGCCCACATGGTGCCGTCGTGGTTGGTGTCCCGGTATTCGGCGAGTTCGATGTGGGCGGTGTTGTCGTCGTATCGCATGCATGCGCCGATGGTCAGGCGTGTGCGTTGGGGGTTCATGTCGATGCCGAAGCTCATGACGCCGCCGGGGCGGCGGCGCTCGATGGTGGCTTCCTCCCATTGGCGGCGGTCGATGGCTTGGCTGAGGGCGTGTTCGTCCCAGATGCCGAGGGCTTCGCGCCGGAAGTCGTCGCCGGTGAGGTTCTCCCACAGGTTGGCGATGGATTCGTCGCTGGTGTGGGACGGGTAGCTGGGGTTGGCTTTCCTCCATTGCTGGCGGTCGAGGGGGTCGGCGTCGCGGTCTGCGGTGAATTCGACGTAGAGGGTGCTGTGGGTGCGGCCGGCGCGCGTTTTGTCCCTGAGGCGGGTGAACGCTTCGCCGTTGTCCCTTGGCCCGGGCGGGGTGCCCATGTAGATGGTCTGGGGGTTCCAGGCGCGGTTCTGGGTCGGCAGCATCGACGCCATCGCCGAGTCGGACAGGTGCTGGGCCTCGTCGATGACGAGCAGGGCGATCTTCTTGACGCCTCGCAATGCGCCGCGTTCTCGCGCGCGGAAGAAGATGCGCGACCCGTTGCGGAAGCGTATCTCCTCCTTGCCGGCGGCCAGGGATATGCCGTGGTCGGGGTCAACGAGACCGCTCATTTCGGGGCGCAGGACGATCGCGCACAGGCTTTCGAACGTGTCCTTGATGACGCTGAAGTGCTGGGCCGTCCACACGATGCGCATGCCGGGGGTTCGGGCGGCGCGGTGGATCGCGACCCAGCCGATGTCGTAGGTCTTGCCGGTCTGGCGCGGGATCGACAGCACGGCGTTGCGGGCGCTCCAGAAGCCGTCGGCGCTTTTCGCGAGGATGATCCGGTTGATCTGCCGCTGCCAGACGTCGAACCGGTCGCCCGCCGCTGCGGCGAGCCTGTTGAGGCTCGGCTCTCCGCTGGTGTACAAATCGTCGGGGATGATCTGGCAGCTCGCCCCGTCAATCCTCGTGTTCATCCAATCGTATGTCCTCCGTGTCCAGTGCCTGCATGGCCGGATCGTGCCCGTTCGACGCCTTGTCGATCGCCTCGATCTCGGCGCTCATGTCCGCGAGCCGTTTCGTCAATGACGCGAGGTCGCGTGAGCTTATCGACCCTTCGTCGAGCTTTTCGGCGATCAGGTTGCGCATCGCCACCAGGAGGCGGCGACGATCCCCGGAAGCGGCGGCGTTGCTGACCCTATGGGACTTCGACGCGCTCTTCGAGCGAGGGGTCTTCGACGTTCTGGACACCAAGACGGCCTCCGTTCAAGTGTGGAAAAAAGCCCGGGGGAAAAACGGCGCTTTGCCCGTGGTCGCCCCGGCGGGGCCGGGTGGGGTCTACTCCCCACCCCCGAACCAGTCCGAGCATCGGATCGGCCCGGCCGAGACCGGCGCGATGCGCTGCGGGGCTTTGCCCTGGGCGATGAGCTGGGCGACGCGCTCGCGCGCCCATGCCAGACTGTGCGTGCCTTTGATGGCGTTGCACCATCGGTGCGCGGGCCCGCTGTTGTCGTGCGTGAGCGTGCCGCCGCGCGCCAGGGCGATGGTCTCGTCCACGACGAAGCTGTATGGATGCGGTGCCTTGAGCTCGTAGTCGATGGGCCGATGGCAGATGTAGCAGTCGGCCCGCATGTGCCGCCACCGCTCGCGCTCGCGCCGGCGGCGATAGCCATTGCTGTACCGCAGATTGCCCACGCACGCCTCCAATCGAACGCCTGTACGGATCGACAGACTGCGCTCGCCGGCGGGAAGAAGAGGAAAGAACCGCCGGCGAGGCGTCTGTCTGTGGTGGTTTCTCGGGTGCCGCATACGCCGGTTGCGCACGGTGCCGGCGGCGGCTGGCGGATGGCGGATGGTGCGGGATTCGAACCCGCGAAGCATGAGGTCGGTTGTCATGCCTGCCCGCCTAGCAAGCGGGTGCCTTCGACCGCTCGGCCAACCATCCAAGGGGATCGGATACGAAAAAAGCCCATCCCCGATGGGACAGGCTTTTCCGATACTCCGATTACACGCGACAGCGTAACACGAAACCGTCTCACGTTCAAACGTCGCCGCCGTCGCGCTCGGCGCGATCCTGCGCGCAGGCCAACAGCTCCATGATGTTCCACTCCCAATAATGCCGGTCGATGCGCCGCGTGGACGGCATCTTGCCCCGGCTGCGCCAGTTCGCCAAGTCCTTGCCCGTCACGCTCACACCCGTGTTCTCCCGCACCCATCGGGCGGCGTCGGCCTGCGTGCGCGTGATGTGCATGAGCCCCGCGCTGCGCAGGTACTCCAACCGCACGCGCTTCAAGTCGAGCCATGCGCCGCATTCGGGGCACACCGTATACCGCGCGGAGCGGGCGGCGTAGATCGGCGTGCGTATCGGCTCGTCGTCGTCCCCCTTCGTGTTCAGGCAGTTGGGGCATACGCCGACAAGACGGCGCTCGCCGGCGTGCGTGGTGGCGGTTTCGACCTTTTCCGATAGGCGGATCAGGTCGGCGTATAGGTCGCCGGCCGTGTCGAGTCGTGCGAGGTCGGGCATGTGGTGCAGCAGCAGGCGGGTGATGTCGGCCCATTGCATGAGGGTGCGGGGCCGGTCGTATCGGTCGTGGCCGATCGGTTTGACGCCGAGCATGCCGCCGGTGAGTTGCAGGTGCGTTTCCACTGCGGAGTACAGGGCTTGGGCGGCTTCGTTGACCGGCGGGGCCGCGTATGCCCTGTTGCCGTGGCGTGGCGAGCGTTCGCGGGTGGTGGCTTGTTTGTAGGCGATCTGTTGGAGGGCTGGCATGCCGGCCTTCAGGAGCCATGCGAGGCGTTTCGCCCAGTCCTTGACGCATTCCTTGCACAGGTTCGCGTCGCCGGCCGCTTTGCCGCAGGCCGCGCATGTTCGTTGTTCCATCATCCCCGCCCTTTCGCTGGTGCTATACTCGCTTGTTGGACAATGCGAGCCTCTGCCGAAAGGTGGGGGCTTTTACTTTCCCGAAGCCGTTCCCGACGTGGTGGATTGGCCGGGAACGGCTTGTTTTCAACGGTTTGCTGACTTTCCTTAACTTTCTCTTCTATTGTCGCCGATGCCGGCGGGTTTTTCCGGCGCGGGTGCCGGGTGGGCTTGCAGGATGATGGCCTTCACCTCATCGATGGGGATGCGCAGGGATCGCGCGGTCTCTTCCGGCGGCACGCCCTTGCCGTGCCATTCCACGATGATCTTCCTGACGCCTTCGGTGACTCTCACGCCCGTGCCTCCTGCCGGTCGAGCTGTTCGCATGCGGAGTGCTTGGCGCACATTTGGGCGACGCGGCGCATGCACTTGCGGATCGCGCCGCCGTAGGAGAGGGCGACGACGGTGAACCGGCCGAAGCATTCCGGGTGCGTCACGTCACGGCCGGGCGTGGCGGTGCCTCGCATGATGGTGACGGGGCCTAGCTGCCAGGCGGTGACGTTGGCGTCGATGTTGTTCATTGTTGGTCCTTTCTTGGGTCGTCATTTGACCCCGTATCGGCGGCCGCCCCAGATGCCCTGCAACTGGTAGCCGTCGATCCGGTTGTGCTCGTCGGCGAACCGGCGGCACTCGCCGATGACCGGGCATGACCGGCATATGGCGAGCGCGGCCGCCTGTTCGTATGGTTTGCCGCTGAACCAGAGTTCGGGGTCGTGGTCGCGGCATGCGGCCTGATGTCGCCAGTCCATGGGTTATCGGCCGTCCTTTCGGTAGGGGTTGGCGCGTTCCACGATGGCGAGTTCGTCGAAGTGGTTCATGGCGTCGAACACGGCCTGTTTGCCTTGTTCGTAGGCTTCGGCGAGTTCGTCGGACTGTTCGGCGTCCATGATCGAACCGGCCTGCGGCCTTGTGAAGCCCGCCGTCCTGAGCCTGCGTTCGATCTCGTAGAGGCCGATTGGTTCGCTGTCGCAGGTGAAGACGATGCTCAGGCGTTTCATGACAAGTCCTTTTGCAGCGCGCGACGGCCGGCCTCGGTGATGGCATAGCGTCCGTATCCGACGTCTTGCGTGTATCCGCGTTCCTCCAGGGATTGGAAGGTGCGTTTGTGGTTGCCGTCGGCGGGCTGCATGTCGCCGTGGTTGACGAGCTGGAGCAGCACACTCTTCTGCGCGTAAGTGAGTCGTGGTCTCATTTGACGCCTCCGCTCAGCGGGTCGATGAGCTCGCAGCTCATGGCGTCGATGCGCTCGCCGGTCTTGACGGTCATGCACAGGCGTTTGACGTCGCCGGTCTGCCGCACCTCCTGCGTGACGGTCTGCACATCCCGTTCGCCGAGCTGCGCCTGTTCACCGAGCTGCGCCTGTTCACCGAGCCCGTAACCGACGGCGAGCGCCGCGAAGGCGATCACCGCAGCGGGCGCGATCTTGATGGCGTATGGTCTGCCGTTCCTCATTGTTCCTTCTCCGTTCCGTTGATAAAACCCCATGCGCTCACCGCGACCTGCTTCCACCATTCGAGCTCACGGTCGGCGATGCGCTTGCCGCTCTCATACACGATCGGGCGCTCGCCGTTATGCTCCCAGAGGACGAGGGCGAGTCGTTCGATCTCGTCGGGAGTGAGGGGCGTGGCGCTTATGGCTTGCTCGATGCCGATGGCGAGCGCGAGCGCGTCGTCATGGCCTTGGGCGTATCCGATCACGTAGGCTTCGGCCGGGCTGTCGTTGCCGAGTCCGGCGTCGGCGAGCGCGTTCAACGCCTGTTGCGTCAGGTCGATGCTCATGCGTCTTCCTTGGTTTGGTTGGTGATTTGGCTGAATTGTTCGAGGTGGGTTATCCAGCGCAGCAGGGCGAGGGTGGCGGTGTACCGGTACATGTCGTCCTGCGTGAGGCTGCGGTGCGCCGAGTAGATCGTGTTGCCGGTCTTGTCGGTTTCGATGTCGCCGAGTTTGATGGTGGTGCCGTCCGTCCGATCGCACATGATCCGAATGCGCGTCATATGCCCGCCTTTCTGTGTTTGCGTTCCGCCTTCCATTTCACGTGGTAGAACAGGAACGCTTTGAGCGTGCTCATAGGCTCCCAGAAGTCGCCGTCCGGTAGGTCGAGTTGCCACCATTGACCGCAGACCGGGCAACGCCATACCGGATCACTGCCAGAGGGCTTGCAATACTGACTACTCACTCCACGCCTCCAGTTCGCTGATGTCGGTCGGAATGCCGTATTGGTCGTAGTAGAGGCGTGTGCTCATTGTTGGTTCCTTTCGTGTTCGATGAGGTGGTCGGGGCAGATGTCGCAGTAGCTTTTCTGGCTCATTGCGGTCCTTAGATGAGGTGTTGTTCGAGCATGAGGCTCCAGATGAGCGCGATGCAGGCGATGACCAGCGTGACGGCGAGCGCTATGGAGATGATGATGGCGATGGCGGTGCCGAGTTTTTCGGCGAATGTCTTTTTGGGTTCGGGTGGCTGCGTGTCCATGTTGAGTTCGGGGTGGATCATCGGGTTTCCTTTGGTTGGTTGGTGCTGAGCATGCGGTCGAGGTAGGCGGTGTAGTCGTTGATGTCCCGACGGATGCAGTCCTGGACTCGGTGGGTGCCTGCGTGGTTTTGGTAGGGGTTGCCGCCGATGGCTTGGTCGGCGAGGCGGAAGCTGGTGAGGTCGAGTTTTCGGTGGTGGAGTCCTTGGGTGATGGGGTGTTCGAGGTGGCGGCTGAGGTGCACGTCGAGCTGGCGCAGGTCGAAGTCCACGTTGGTTCCTGCGGGGTGGAGTGTGTATTGGCTGAGTTGGTCGTTGAGGAATTCGTGGATGTTGAGCGCGGTGTGCTTGTAGTCGTAGCCGGTCTTGGGTGCTTCGGCGCAGGCGAGCATGAGCCCGTTGGCGAGGTGCATTTCGTAGGCTTTGAGCATTTCGGGGTGCATGGTCCAGTTGCGCACGTTGTCGGGGTGGACGATCAGGTGCAGGCTGTCACCTCGGGTTTCGGCTTTCAGGTCGGTGACCTGCATGCCGACTTCCAGGAGTTCGCACTGCTGGGGGTCGATGCCGGTGGTTTCGGTGTCGATCCATAGGAGCATGTGGGGTTTGGCTGGCGGTTTTGGCGGGTTGAGGGGTTTGCCGCTGACGGTGATGTCGTGTTGGGTGTTCATTCGTCGCCTTTCTTGATGTCGATGTGGGTGGGGAGGTCTTCGGGTGGCGGGCAGGGATGGCGGGTGCCGTCCTTGTTGAGCTGCTGCCAGCCGCCTGTGCGGTAGTAGACGGGGATGGTGGCGGGGTCTTTGCCCGTGTGGACGAGGTAGCCGAGCCGGTAGGCGCGTGCGGGGTGGGCGTGTACCCATCCGTGGCATCCTGTGGTGCCGCTGCCGCAGAGTTGGAGCAGGTTTTCGGGTTGGTGGAGCCGGTCGAAGGGGTGGCTTCGCGGTTCCCTGTGGTGGATGCTGTCGCCGCTCCAGTGGCTGCCGGTTTCCCGGTCGCACATGGCGCATCGGTATCGGTCTCGCCTCTGTACGGTTCTGCGGGTCTCGGCTGTTGGTTTGCTGCTCATCGGCTGGCCTTTCGTTGGCATTCGTTGATGATTTCCTTGGCTTTTTGTTCCGGGTTGCTGCCGGTTTTGACGCTGGCCCAGAAGTCGGTTCTCATCGCGTCGGTGAAGGTGCCTACGGGCACGTGGTCTCGGATGTGGCCGGTGATCCACCGGTCGTCGATGACGGTGCCGTCGGGCAGTGCGTGCCGGTATGGTTTCGGCTGGCTGGGCATGGTGTCCATGTATGCGCCTTGGCGCAGCCATCGGCTCATGTTGGGCGCGTATTTGGGTTCGTCGATGGTTTTGGCGTAGGCGATGACGGCTCCGATGAGCTGCGCTTCCGTCACGGCGGACGTGCCGTCGTGCCCGGCCACGGCTGCGGCCCACGCTTTCTCGGCTTCCCGTCGCGAGCCGGTGTGGCGTGGGTAGGCGTTCCACGCCGTGGCGAACGGGTCGGCCAACGCCCTGGCCTCGGCCTCGGCGACCGACGCGGTTTGCTTCGATCCCGGCCCGGAGGGGTCAGGGGAGGAAGAAGGCATGGTTTTGGTTTGGTTAGGTACGGTAGTGCTTCCTGTTTGCTTTGTTGAAGTTGAAGCAGTCTGCTTCGCGTCTGCTTCGTTTTGCTTCCTGTTTGCTTCGGCTTTCGCCCTGCGGGACTCGCCCGACGCCTTGCCTCCGGCGTGGCCGGCGACGACCTTCTTCTCGTGCAGTTCGGCGGCTTCTTCGGGCGTAAGCGGTTTCTTCTGGTTCTTGAAGCTGCCGAACACGGCGAGGCCGCGACGGGTCACGACCCTGTACACGCCTTCGCCGGCCTCCTCGAAGAGCCCGTTTTCAACGAGTTCGCGCACGAGTCTGACGGTGCCGCCCACGCTTCTGACGCGCTTGAGGTCGAAGGTGCCGTCGAACGAGTCCGGCCGCGTGTATATCTGGTGGTCGCACCACGTCACCATCGTCGCGTACAGTCCGCGCGCGGCCATGCTGCTGTCCTGCACCGCAGGATCGAAACCGAAGGTGCTGTCGAAGTTCACAGACATGGCGCGCCGCCTTCACGACATGCGATAATCGACTTATGAGCAACGACAAGAAGACCCAGCGCTGCATGTGTGTGACGATTGATTTCGAGCAGCTTACGTTCGGTGAGCTGCGCAAGTTCGTCGAACTGACGGCAGATCGTGAGGACGATGAATTTGTGTGCGTCAACGACAATGACGGAGTGCCGGACGGCTTTATGGCGTATGTGGACGCAGAAACCATAGACGTCGTGCCAACCGATGAGACGTCGGAGCGCTGATATCGACCACATCTTTTCCTGAGCCACCCCGTTGCGGGTGGCTTTTTTGTTTGCCTGCTGCATATAAGCCTCTCTCAATGTGTGGTTACTTGATCTCGCCGGTGGTCGGATCGACGGCCTCTCCTCTGTCGGTCTCGTCAGCATCGTCGTCGGGATCGGGATAGTCGGGCGCGCTTTCCTCGAACGTGGCGAGGCTGTCGTGGAGGTTGTCGTACAGGACCGCGCGGCGTGCGTCCTTCGGATAGGTGAGCAGCCGGTTGATGACCTCGGCGCAGTCGATGATGTGCTGCGCGAGCGCGTCCGTGTCGTACACGGCCTCGGTGTACGGGTCGATCTGGTGGAACTTGTCGAGGTAGGCGTCTTTGGTTTCGAGCTGCATCTTGTGGTTGACCGCGCGGCGGAAGTCCACGGCCGCCTGCTTGATCTTCGCGCACGAGCTGTTGAAGTCCAGCAGGCTCAGCGGGCTCATTTCGTCGGGTATGAGCGCGTCCTGGACAAGTCCAGAGTCATTTTTCTTTGCCATGAGGGTGTCCTTTCTAGAATTCCGGGTCGCCGGTGTCGGTGGTGGACGTGTCCGTTGTGTAGCCGCTGCCGCCGTTGGCCCACGGGTCGGACGCCGGCGGCTGAGACGGCGCGGCGGCTGGCCGTGGGCCAACGGGCGGGTTGCCCGCGGGGTTGCCGTAGGTGCTGCCGCCCTGACAGCCGTCGTGGCCGCCCTGTTTCGTGACCTGCGCGGTCGCGTAGCGCAGGCTGGGGCCGATCTCGTCCACGGTCATTTCGACCACGGTGCGGTTGGTGCCGTCCTGCGCCTGATACGAGCGTTGGGAGAGCCGGCCGGTGGCGATGACGCGCATGCCCTTGGACAGCGACTGGGCGCAATGCCCGGCGAGGTCGCGCCAGGCGGAGCAGCGCATGAACAATGACTGGCCGTCCTCGTACTGGTTGGCCTGCCGGTTCCAGACGCGCGGCGTGGAGGCGATGGTGAAGCCGCACACCTGCGTGCCGGTGCCGGTGGTGCGCAGCTCGGGGTCTGCGGTCAGGTTGCCGACGATCGTGAGGATGGTTTCGCCGGCCACTAGTCCTCGTCCTCCATGTCCTCGATCCAGTCGCCGACGAACGTGGCGAGGACGTGCGCGTCCTTGGCTGCGCTGCTCGCGATGCCCCATGCCACGTCTTCGCGACGGTTGTGGCAGTGCAGGGCGAGGTCGGCGAGCGCCGCATAGGCCATGTCGGCCACGTCGCGCATGTGCTCCAGCTCGTCAAGCTCGCCGGCGTCATCCGGGCCGTCGTCCTCTTCCTCGTCGTCTTCGTCGTCGATGACGGTGCCGAGCGGCTTCCGGTCGCTGGAGGCGAACATGTCGGCGAGCGTCTTGCCATTGGGCAGCACAGGTTCGAATATGTAGGCCTTGGCTTTCTCGCTCAATGCGAGGCCGGCTTGGTCGAGCGCCGTGACGAACAGTTTTGCCAGCTCACCGCCGGAGACGGACACGTCGCCCTCGATGAGGCCGTAGAACTTCTCGGCGAGTTTTTCGGCCATTTCCTCGTTGGATGTCATGATGTTCCTTTCCTGATGTCCCGTTTCCATGCCCATTCGCATTCCGCGCCGATGGTCGCCGCGCCTCGGTCGATGACGAACGCGGCGGGCGACGGCATGAGGATGAGGCGCGGGTAGTCGAGCCGTGAATTGCATTCGCAGATCGCGTCCAGCGCCTCGGCGATCAGTTCGCCGGGCGTCATGGTCAGGCCCCGTTCGGTGATGGGCCAGACCATGAGACTGCGGTGGGTGTTCATGGGACTCCTTCGTTTGGTGCGGGGCCGCGCTGGCGTGGTCGACGCCGGCAATGGAGACCACCGGCTCGCACGCCATCGCTTCCGCAATCCACTGACTTCCTGTCGTATGGGGATGGATCGCGGCCGACGTTGACGCGACCCCAGTGGACGGCGGCCGAATCGAACGGCTTCCCGGTCTTTGCCCGCGCCCACCTGACGCGAATCTCGACCGGGGGCGAACCTGCCCGCCCTTGGCGCGCCGCCGGTGGAGAGAACCGGCGGCGCGATCATTGAGAGAGGTGGTGTTAACGACTTGTTCCTTGTCGCCGCCCGCCGCATCGGAAGGAAGGTCGCAATGGCGGCGGGCAAGCCTTAAATGGTCAGCACGAGCGCGCAGAGAATGACGAGCCTGAGCGACTGGTACACAAGCGCTCCCGGCTTGGCCTTCGTTTCGCGCAGCGTGCCGATGAGTATGAAGTGTTCGAGCAGCGCGTATCCGAGGATCACCCACTGCTGCCAGACGAGTGCATCGAAGTTCATTCGCCGGCCTCCTCGAACAGTGCGACGAACACCACGGGGCATTCCACGAACGCCCAGAACGCGGCGAGGCCATTGCCGATCGGATGCATGCAGGCATCGTGAGTGAACAGCCATCCCACGCAGACGACGAACGATATGACGGTCAACAGGCCGATGGTGTACGGATAACGCTTGAACATGACCGCCACCCCTACTTGGTCTGGACGAGCGTGTCCGCGCCGTCGGGGACGACGACGAGCTGGTCCGCGTTGGACAATGCGTCGATGTAATGCTGCTTGAGCACGTTGTCGGTCAGGCTCTCGTTGAGCACGGCGTTGGCGTCGGCCTCGCCCTGCGCCTTGATCTTCTTCGTCTCGGCCTCGGTCTTGGCGACCTGCTGCTCGTTCAACGCCTTCTGCTTGTCGATCTCGGCGGCCTGCGCCTCCGTGTACTTCTTGGTGATGGCCTCGCCGTAGCGCACGTCCTGCACGCTGACCTGTTCGACGGTCAGGCCGATCTTCCTCCACTTCGCCGCCAGCGCATCCTGCACCGCCTTCGTGTACTCGCCTCGGTTGGTGAGCATCGTCAAAGTGTCGAACCGGCCGGACTGTTCACGGGCCACGCTGCGAAGATCGTTGCTGATGTAGTTCTGCGTGAACGTCTGCTGCTTGCCATACTCCGAGTACAGGTATTCGGCCGCGCTCGGATCAAGGCTGTAGTTGACTTGGACGTCGATGTCCGCAGAAGCGCCGCTCCTGTCGTTGACGGCGACCTGCTTGCCGACCGCGCTGCCGCCGTCGTACTTGTAATCGGTGTCCTTGTAGAAGTTGATGAGGTTGTTACGGGTGTCGTATTTGATGACGCTCTGCCACGGCGTCTTCCAATGGAAGCCCGCGTCTTCGGAATGACCGGCCAGACTGCCGCCCATGTTGCGGATGACCGCGACCTCGCCCACGTCCACGGAATACAGGCATGCGGGAATGAGCAGCAGCAATCCGACGAGGCCCGGAATGAGGCCGATGCCGGCCCCCCTGACGTTGTTGGACAGCGCGACGCAGGTGACGGCGGAGCTGAAGAGCAGCAGGATGATGGAGATGACGAACCAGATCATGAGGGTTCCTTTCAGAAGATAAGGCCCTTTCCCCGTGCCGGTAGGCTTGAAGCTGCAACACAAACAATCCGCTGCATGCGGGGAAAGGAAGTATTCAAATGGGTGGAGCTGCAAGCTGGGCGAGCTCAGCGGAAACGAAGTTCAAGCAGGCTCAGGCAAGCACTAGAAATGCCTATGAGTCACGGATGACCGAAGGCCTAGCGGACATCGCCCAAGCGTTGTTCCAAATCGACTTACGGCTTGACCGGCTCGAAAAGAAACTGGACGGTCGGGGTTAAGCCTTGCCAGTTTGCGCTCGCTGATGACGTCGTGGCGTATGTAAAGGCTTTCCATGTTGAGCTGTGCGCCACGACGCTCATAGGCGTTACTCATTTCACTACCTCCGGCACATATCCGTTGTGGTCGCGCCAACGGCCGTCGGCCATGTCGTGCAGCCATGACGCCAGACGTCCGGCTTCCGTGACGGTCAGGGCGATATGCCCCTCTCCCCTGCATTCCATGAACCGGATCATGGTCGAGTCCACGGTGGCGCTCACACCGATGCGCGGCAAGGCGTCGTCGGCCTTCTCGCCGACCCAGTTGCGCCGAGTGTCGATCGCATTCGCCAAGACCGCCGCCTCGTCGCGGGACAGCAGGGCGATCGCGCCGCCAGTCCCCGTTCCCGCGGGGTCGCGCAGCCACAGACGGATGCGCACGCCACCCTCGTCGGATAGTCTCGGCTCGCACAGCAGCGGCCGGCCCTCGCTCTCCAGGTTTATGAAAAAGGTCGAGTTCCTGGCCGCCCAGTACAGGTCTTTCACCTTCATGACGCCACCCCCTCGGCTTGGGGAGCGTCCACCGGCCACGGGTCAAGAGTGCGACCCATGAGATAGTCCACGGACGTGTCGAAGAAGTCAGCGAGCGCCACATAGTCCTTCTTGGTGAAGCTGCGAGTGCCGTTGATCTTGCTGGACAGTGCTTGCCGAGTCAGCCCGATCTCGTCGGCGAGCGCGGACTGTGTCATGTTCCGCGTATCGAGCAAGTCGAGCACGATTTGTGCTGTCTTGTTTTCCTGTGTTTGTAACCGCATGTGATTACAGATACACCATTGAGTGACAGAGTTACAAATCGTCAGCGTGTTGACTTTGTAATCAAAAGTGGTTATAGTGATGCCATGACCGAAACACTGACAGCCCCGCCGGCGGTGATCGACTACCAAGCCGTAGCCATCGGCAACATAAGGATGATGCTTAGCCTGAGAGGGCTGAAGCAAAGCGATCTCGCCGCATACATGGGCAAGCATCGCCAGAATCTGAATCGAATGATTAACACCGGCGCACAATGGTCTTTCAACGACATGTGCCGTGCTGCGCAATTCTTCGGTGTCTCCATTGACACGCTGATGCGCCCTGACCTTACTCAATCTGAGCTAAAAGGAAACGGAGGTTTGCCTGTCGTCAACGTTGACGACTTCCGCCTACGTGGCGGGGCGTGGAAGACCCCGGCTATGGTTCTGGCCGCCTGA